CATTGATTTCGAAATCCAACACTTCCGTGTTCTGTCCTGTAAACCAATATTTGTACAATTTGTGCACACCACGATATTCTGAATTTGGAAAATATGCACTGCGCGGATTGTTGATTTGATATTTGTTTATCAAATAGGTTATTTTGTATGCTATGGTTCTGCGCTTGCGATCGTAGCCAAGAGGGACTACTTGAGTTTTTACTCTGTACCACTGAACTGTAGGCACACTGCGAGGTACGCCGTTTGGATCTTCTGGTCCTACCGGTTGTCCAGTTTTTTCGTCTATGTAGATATCCTGTTGACTGGTCACATAGCTGCTGGTTCTCAACAGTAGGTCAATCAGTTGAACTATCTGTGTACCTGCAAGCACGTTATAGGTTTGCGATTCTTTATCATAGTTTAGCTTGCTGGTAAGATACTTTCTTGCTGCTTGTTCTGCTGTGAGATTGCTGGCTTTGGTTTTACTGACCTTGCCGGGTTTGACAATTTTGGCATTTCGTAGTGCAGGATCTTGAAACACAATTTCATATTCGTCGGGTATTTCTGCACTTTCACCGGCCATTCTCTGCTGTTGATCGTTTAGTGCCTGAGTAAGACCTTGCACCACTGTTTGTGTTGTGCCACTTTGATTCTCGTTTTGGCCTTCGTCCTGTGTGTTTGTTAAAACCTTGTTTCCATTAAACAGTTGATCAATGGTGCTGGCTGTGAGCTGAATGTTAAAAGGAATAGAGCCTCTTGCAGTGCTGAATGCAATGTTTGTGCCTACACAGGCCCCTGAAATCTTGTACTCTGTGGCTTTGGTCGCTATCTTATAACCAAATCCTGTGATCACAAACGGTATAAATTTTTCCTGTATTGCATTGGCATCAGTGGTAGCAGGCAGGCCAAGATCACTGGCAGTCACAAGATTGCCGGCACCGTCATAACCGTAAAAGCGTATTACCATCAAATATGATTGAGCAAGTCCGTCGGCTCTGGCTTGACTCACAGTGGTATCTGGTCCGAGGTGATCTATCACAGCATTGTTCAATCTGTTTAGCAGAGTGATACCTTGAGGTTCTACAACGTCAAACTCCAGCGTGACTGCATTGTGCGGACTGCCCACAGCCTGTGTGCCCACAACACTGTCTAGTGTGAAATTTTCAATGTAAAAGTCCACGTTAAACCATTCGTTGCGTTCGGCTGCAGGTGCTCCGGCACTTTGTACTAACAGCTGACTGCTTGGTAGTATTTTGTCTTCTGCAATCACAAAGTTTGCAAACTCTTCTGGGGTCATTAGATACCAGCTCAGTGCATAGGTCATATTGGTTATGCCACTGAGAATGTTTGCTCGGCTCTCAATTGGATCCAGAAACTCGCTGGCTACCTCAGGACGATCGCTTGCGCCTGTGCTAGTACCAACTGTGCTGGGTGTATCCGTAACTTCGTCATCCGATGCTGCTACATCACCTGCTTGTGTTCTTTCTACATCAACCGTGGCGCGATCGCCGCCTACCGAACTGGTTGCGCCGCCTGATGCGTCATTGCCAACAGGAGAGTCAGTGCCTGCAGGTCCACCAATATTACTATCTACATCATCTGCAGTATTAGGTGTTCTAGCATTTGTTCCAGTGTTAGTGTTTTCTGGTTCAGAGACAACTCTTCCAGTTGCTTGATCTAATACAACATCTTCCTGCGGAGGTGACTGGACATTTGCGTCATTGTCTCGAGCATCCTGTTCGTTGCCCACAATTTCGCCAGCACTGTTCTTGGGTGTACTCTGTTCTTGAACTTGCTGTTGTCTTTGATTATCTTGAGCTCGTGCTCGGATTCCTACTAACTGTTGTTGTATGTCTTGCAACACATTACCGGTCGTCTCAATGAGATCTTGCAGTGATGCTTGTTCATCAAGTGAAAGATCAGAGCTGGCTATCTGTTCGCTTAATAAGTTTAAGGAATCAATTGATGCATCAATTTGAGCATCTAATTGATCAACTCTGTTTCCTATAAAATCAGGATCTCCGAGTAATGCACCGCGATTGACTTCATTTTGGAGCAAAGTGGTTTGCTGTTGTAAAGTAAAACTTAGTGCTCGGACCCTGTTATAATGCTTGAGAAACTCGTTAAAGGTTGCCACGGATTAGAACCCCAGCACTGATTTCAATGTGCTCTTTTTGGGCAGATAAATGTTTGTGCCTGTGACAAAGTCGTTGAGTGGATCTGTCAAGCTGTTAGGGTTGCGCTGTGCAAATACCCACCATAGGTTGGGTGTGCCATACAGGTCATAGGCCAACAAATCTGGTCTAAGATTGTAGGTCTGATTTATAGTAAATCTTTGATCATCAGCTAACTTGGGGATACTGCGGTTGATCATTGGTCCTAGGTATTCGCCCACTTGCGGTGTAGAGAAGTATGGCGACGTTGATTGATAATCGGCCATTACCAGAATCCTCCTTTAATGAGACTGCCATTAGCGTACTCTTTGAGACTGAAGTCTTGGCTGACCTGCAGTCTGTTTTGCACAGGCAACAGCGTGATTGTCATTTGCAATTTAGTAGGCACATATGTAGCTGAATCACTGCTGAGATTCGCAGTTTTACTACTCAGGCGTGCTGTAGGATTTTCAGCGCCGCTGAATAAATTACTGGTTAGCAGGCGATTTATCCTGCTACTCCACGAAGTAAGAGCATCGCCTGTGTTTTTGTTTTGCAGATTGGTTTGCAGTGTTTCGCCTGCTCTAATTTGCGACACACCGGCACGTATATAATCCACATCATCGGGCAGTGTGTAGTTGAACTGTGAAATCACACAAGGTGCTTCATTGAACTGATAATCACCTAAGCCTGTGAGAAACAACAGTGGCGGAGGCGATCCTCTTTGACTGTCCTGTCCGTAGAACATTTTACTGGCACTTTTTAGAAAATGTATCACTGCAAGAAGATAATCTGCTTCTGCGGTGTCCTGTGCTGTAAAGGTGGCTGTCATTACCACTTCGCCTACTTTGCTGCCTTTGTAAAAATAGCTTTGGTAGTTGCTATGTGTAGGCTGATACTGATTGTATTCTGCTGCATACAGAATTTGAATACTTGGTGTGTAAGGGAACACAATTCCGTCTGTGGCAATCAGTGGACGCAGTATACCAGCTCCATTTGAAATGCCTCCGGGACCGTTTGGACCTAAGCCTTGTCCAACATTTGACTCTTTGTACAGATAATTGGCGCCACTGGCTAATCTCAATTTCACACGCCAATCGCTGGTAGCTTTTGGATCGCGCTGTTGTTGTGCAGCACTCTGGCGTCTCAATCTTTCCAAGGCAGCCTGATTGCTCTGTGCAAGTTCTTCTGGATCTTCAACTGGGATTGTAGGGTCAGCAGCATCATCAAATACTTGTGGTTCTTGAACAGGTGCTGGGGCGGCAATAGTTCTTGTCTCGGGAGAAGTTCCAAACGAAGGATCATCTGGAAAAATCGTTGTTAAAAGTTCAAGGTCTTCGTTGGTTTGTTCAATGTTTTCCAGTATGTTAGCTTTTTGGTCTTCCAGTGCTCGTAGGCCACGCTGAATTGCCTCTGTTTGTCGCTGTCTAGTAGGCAGAGCCTGAATGGTGTTGATTTCGTTTTCTGTTGCATTCAACTGTTGAAATAAACTTTCTAAAGTTTCTGTTAATTCCGCTTGGCTGGCCACTGTGTTCTCCTATGTGTTATTTATGGGAATCAAAAACGGCTAACTTAATGATTGACAACCGTGCTCAAAGCTGTATACTAAGTACAACCTACGGAGAAATAGATGCCTGAACCCAAAAAACCCAGAAAAGTCAATTATCTAAACAACAGAGATATTCTCAAAGAGATTCACAAAAGCAAGAGCACATATTGTGCATTCCGTGATAAACTGGCTGATCATCAGTATGATATTATTTTGCCCAGTGTGGACAAGATCAATCAGCGTACCATTGCAGAAGCAAGACGCAACCAAGCTGACCGTATCAAAAGAGCCACTGGAGAAATTGTGGATCCTAAGAAAATTGCCAACACCGATCTTGTATTTCGTGTGACCTGTTGGGAGCATATTCCCAAAGTACCTAAAAAGCTAACCAAGGCACAAGAAAAGAAAAAGTCAAAGCTGGAAGATCTATTGGAAATGGACGATGTGGATCTAGAAGATGATGGTCTACAAGAGTTAATGGAAGATGTCAAACAGGATCTTAACTATATTAAACTGCCGTTTCCTCCTTTCTATCACTACAGAATTGACGAAAACAAAACTCCATATCTGGTGGGCAAAAGTCACTGGCGAGGTGATTTGGAAACTGGAGAGTTTTGTAAGGACCACGGCAAAATGACTGACAAGCTAGCACATATGTTTATCAAACTGTGTGAACGCTATGCTACACGGTCAAACTGGCGTGGGTATACTTACAACGACGAAATGCGCGGGCAGGCACTGCTACAGTTATCGCAGATTGGATTGCAGTTTGATGAATCAAAATCACAGAATCCTTTTGCCTATTATACAGCAGCAATTACTAACAGTTTTACTAGAGTGCTGAATTTGGAAAAGAAAAATCAAAATATCCGCGATGATATTCTTGAACAAAACGGATTAAATCCAAGTTACACCAGACAGTTTAAGAATTCCAGAGAAGCTAATACACTAGCTGAATACGCAGCACACGGATTACCGCCAGAAGAGTAATATTATGAGCAATTTGTTTAAACGAGCCATTGTGTTCACAGACATCCATTTTGGTTTAAAATCAAACAGCGCATTGCACAATCAAGACTGTCTAGACTTTGTGGATTGGGTGATCAAATTAGGCCGAGAACAGAACTGCGAAACCTGCATGTTCCTAGGAGACTGGCATCACCAGCGTGCCAGCATCAACTTGAATACCTTGCATCAGAGTTTGGAAGCATTGGAAAGACTGAATGCTGCTTTTGATGTTGTGCACTTTATTCCTGGCAATCACGATTTGTACTATCGTGACAAGCGTGATGTCACAGGTGTTACTTGGGCAAAGCACTTGCCCAATCTTAACATCTGCAACGACTGGTTTGAGTCAGGAGATGTAATTATTGCTCCATGGCTAGTCGGTGACGATCACAAGCGTCTACAAAAAATGAGTTCCAAATACATGTTTGGGCACTTTGAACTACCGCACTTTAAAATGAATGCCATGGTAGAAATGCCTGATCACGGTGAACTTAAAAACGAGCATCTTGGGCACTACGATCAAGTGTTTTCAGGACATTTTCATTTGCGCCAAACCAAAGGCAATATCAATTATATTGGCAATTCGTTTCCGCACAATTTTGCAGATGCAGGCGATACCGAACGTGGATGCATGATCTTAGATTGGGGCAGTGAGCCAGAATACCATGCTTGGCCAGATCAGCCATTGTATAAAGTACTAGACCTTAGTAGACTATTAGATGATGCTAATAATATATTACTTCCTAAAATGCATGTGCGTGTAAATTTAGACATTGATATTTCGTACGAAGAAGCAAATTATATCAAAGAAAAATTTGTTGCAGATTTTAATCTTCGCGAAATGGCACTTATTCCAAACAAACGAAGTGCACTAGAAGATGATGCACAACCTGGCGAAATTCATTTTGAAAGCGTTGATCAAATTGTAACTGATCAGATTGTTAATATTGAAAGTGAATTTTACGATAACAAATTATTGTTAGACATTTATAACAACCTATGATCCAAATTAAAGACCTAACTGTAAGAAACTTCATGAGTGTAGGGAACGCTACACAAGCCATTAACTTTGATCGACAGGATCTTACCCTTGTGCTAGGAGAAAATCTTGACCTCGGCGGCGACGGTAGCCGTAACGGCACAGGTAAAACCACTATCATTAATGCACTCAGTTATGCACTATTTGGCAGTGCATTGACAAACATTCGCAAAGATAATCTAATTAACAAAACTAATAGTAAGAATATGCTGGTTAGTTTGGACTTTAGCATATCAGGTATGGACTATCGTATCGAGCGAGGCAGAAAGCCAAACATCTTAAAATTTTATGTAAACAATCAAGAACAAGAACCTAACGACGAAAGTCAGGGAGACAGTAGAGAAACACAACAGGACATTGAGCGACTGTTTGGCATGAGTCACGACATGTTCAAGCATGTGCTAGCACTAAACACCTATACGGAACCGTTCTTGAGTATGCGCACCAACGATCAACGTGCCATTATTGAACAGTTGTTGGGTATTACCCTACTCAGCGAGCGAGCTGATCGTATCAAAGAGCAGATGAAAAGCACCAAAGACGCTATTTCGCAAGAAGAAATGCGCATTCGTGCAGTGCAGGAAGCAAACAGTCGCATTGAAGAACAGATTCGTAATCTTGAAAATCGACGCAATTTGTGGATTCGCAAACGCGACGAAGACATACAAAATTTTACCAGTGCAATCGAAAGTCTAGCGCATGTAGATATTGATCAGGAACTGGAAAATCATCGTGCACTAGACGATTTCCACGATAAAAGATCTCTAATCGACAATGCAAATGCTTGGATTAAAAGTATTCACACAGACAATCGCAAGCAGGAAAAACTAGTTGAAAAACTGCAAAAAGAAATTGCAGATCTAGAAAGTCAACGCTGTTATGCTTGTGGTCAAGAACTACACGACAATCAGCATGAACAGATTCTCAATGACAAACGTGAGATGCTACAGGAAACTGCTCAACAACTACTGACAAATCAAGCACAAGAATCGGAACACCTAGAAACAATAAATGACATTGGAGAGTTAGGCACAGCACCGAGAGTGTTTTATGACACTATTGAACAAGCATACGAGCATCAGAACAGTCTAAACACATTGGTACAACAGTTAGAAAGCAAACAAGCAGAGGCAGATCCTTACAGCGAACAGATTGAGGAAATGAAAAATCAGGCACTACAAGAAGTTACCTATGATACACTTAACGAATTAACCAGACTGCAAGAACATCAGGACTTCCTGCTTAAATTGTTAACTAACAAAGACAGTTTCGTACGCAAAAAAATTATTGATCAAAATCTCAGCTATCTAAACAGCAGACTCACACACTATTTGGATAGAATTGGCTTGCCACATACTGTAATATTTCAAAATGACTTATCAGTGGAAATTCAGGAGCTGGGCAGAGATCTAGACTTTGATAATCTTAGTCGAGGCGAGCGTAACAGACTAATATTGTCAATGAGCTGGGCGTTTCGTGACGTATGGGAAAGCCTGTATGGCGCTATTAACTTGTTGTTTATTGACGAACTAGTGGATTCGGGTATGGACACCAATGGCGTGGAAAACGCACTGGGTATTCTCAAGCAACAGGCAAGAGAACGCAACAAAAGTGTGTGGCTAGTATCGCACAAAGACGAGCTCGCAGGGCGTGTGCACAATATACTCAAAGTAATCAAAGAAAACGGATTTACAAATTACAATACAGACGTTGATATTACATAATATGAATATTTTGTCTCGCAAGAGTACGCACTAAGTACACGCCCAGAGAATGTATATGGATTGGACTTACAAAGGCGAAATAGTAGAGGAACTACCAGCAGATTGCGAAGGGTTTGTTTACCTTATTACCAATCTTGCTGACAACAGAAAATATGTTGGCAAAAAACTAGCAAAATTCAAAACAACTAAACCACCTCTTAAAGGCAAAAAAAATCGACGCAGAGGCACAGTAGAATCGGATTGGCGTGACTACTGGGGTTCAAGTGATCATCTGAAAGCAGATGTAAAACAATTAGGCGAGGAAAATTTTTCAAGAGAGATCTTATACTTTTGCTCCAGCAGAGGCTTGATGAGTTATCTAGAAGCACGAGAACAATTCGAAAGGCAAGTATTACTAACAGACGAATATTATAACGGCATTATTAATGTCCGTGTAGGCAGCAGTAAAATTCTCAAAGAAGAACTGGGCAAATATCATGGCAAAGAAAAGTAAACTTACAGCACATCAAAGAGCACAAAAGAAAATACAGCAAGACAAACAAAAAGCAGACAGCATTAGAGAGCAGAGTCTACAGTCATCAAAATCAAAAAATAACCTAGAAAAATTTAAAAACATCACACCAGCCCAAGCCGAAGCGTGGGCTACCAAGGCAACAAAAATCAATCCATCTCCAAAGGCACAAGGCCGCAAGGTCAATTACAGGCAACTCACAGGCGAATAACAAACAGCACATAAGGCTTGTCCGCCAGAAATATGGACCGTGGAAAACCCAGCGAAGGAACCTAGTACCTGGACACGAGAAGCAGTAATGCTCAGTGGTTATGCTGTTATCACAAAACTCAGAATTCCTAAGTAAGAGTAGCACATGAGGAACGAGGCTACTCCACGAGTCGACGTAGGTAGGGGAAAGGTCAGAGCCCCAAGGAATGAGTATAAACGCACAAATACCTGCTTCCTAAGTCTCGGCTGGATAAGACTCACATGAAGTCCCGAGAATAGACGGAACCATTATAGGTTCCGTCTGACTGAAACAATCTACATGAAGCATAAACTCACTTCGTTCGTACTATTGCTCTAATAAAAAAATATTGACGAGTGCTAACGAAGTCAATAGATGTCTTTAGACATCTTTTAAGTGATAAAATCTTTGTACTTGTTTGCAGTTTCTGGAAATGTTGCTTTCCAGCTTGTATTTCTTTGTTGATCTAAACGATCAAAATATGCAAGTGATGTAGGGTTGTTAAATGCTCTGGCTATTTGTTTATCACAAGGTATTTTTCCAAAATTGGTATTTTTTGTAAACTCGTTATTAACCCAATCTGTTACTTGTGTGAATCGTTCCGAGTTAAGCACAGATTGTGTAAAATTGAAACTAAATTTTACATTGTCTGGTGCATTGTTACGCATCCAAAAAACATTAGATACAAACTTGTTCCACTTTCCTGGCCATCTTAGGTAGTCAAACTGTTCATTGATACCGTCGATACTGATTCTAAACATTACTTTTCCTGGAGAGTGCTGTTGTACCAAATCTAAAATACCAGTATTGGGCCGAACAGTGCCATTGAAATGTAAAACTAGATAAATGCCGTGTTTTGCAGTGTATTCAATGATGCTCGGAATAGACGCATGTAAAATTGGTTCGCCGCCGCAAACCACCACAGATTCTATACCACGCCAATCTAGATCATTTACAGTAATACTGGTATCAAGTTTTACTGGTTTTCTTCCTGTGATAGATTGCCATCGGGTACTGGATCCGTCATTACATGTTGCGCAGGCTAGATTGCAAAGTGGTCCAGGATAAATGGTTGCTAGTTTTTTATTCTTGCTATCACGGACCAGTTTCATTACAGTATTTAATACTCTTGCTAAAAACTATAGCTGGTCAGGAAAGTCTCTATAAAGAAAATGCTGTATTGTTTCCACATCAACCAATTGATTGAATGCCACATGATCCTCTTCAATTGATTCTTCATTGCGTAAGATAGCTGTCATAGCATCATCCAGCTGCTGCATATTTTGAAAATCCATTGCTATGTGAAATTCTGGCATATCCATGCTACGAAAACCCAATTTCATACGAGTGAATCTGTACGATTCCATACGCCCCATGGCTACCATGTGGTCCAGGAACACACGCATCTTTGTGGCAAATGTGTGTGCGTCTGTTTCTTCGGTGTGATCTGCAAAAATGTGATATACGTCCATTATTTTCTCGGTCCTAGTATTTCAAATCCATCTATCTGTTTTTTATACTCGTCAGCTCCGCCGAGGTACAGATAGTCAAAACCCCTTGATTTATACACGGCACACTCGTTTTTAAGACTGGCAAATCCAAGTTTTAATTCAGGATTAGCATAATCCCACGCAAACTGAACACATTCTGCATTTTTGTTATTGTATCTATATATTAAACTGAATGCAACCAACTGCCCTGCGTCGTAATATCCTATTACATCATTGTGTTCAGCAGTGTATTCTTCAGGAAATATAGGCATGACACTGCGGAATTTTTTGTACACACAGTATTGATTGTATATAGATTCTAACTGATCTGGATCAGGATTTTTGATGATACCATAGTAGAAAGGACTCATGATGCTGTAATTGGTTTTTGCTAGATTGATCCTGGCGTATTTCACTGTCTAGGATCCTCTCGATGTATAAAAAGATCTTGCAAGTATTCTTCCGGCCAGTCGTTGTAAAATCCCTGCTCTGCTACCAGTTTGGATCGATGATTGAGATCGCTGAGGCTTTGTACCATTGCTAGTGTGTATTGCCCTTGGTTAAACACAACACCGTTTACCGATTCTTCATGATCTGGGTGATCGTCTAAGGCTATAAGATCCACTGGCAACAGAAAGCCCTGGTTGGTTTTGTCAATTATATCTTGAAATTCTTCTGCGGTGTAAAAGTCTCGAGGATAAGCATAGATAATCACTTCTAGATCTCCTAGGCCCTGTTTGCCCACATCCATCATGTCTGCGTACAGTTCTGTACCCAATCTAACAGCATAGCTGTTTTTCAGCCTTGCACTACGAGCATACGGACACGGTGAGCGATTGCCTAATGCCGGATTGCGCACTTCTAAAAAGTTTTCAATCCATTCTGCTATGTCTGCTTTCACTTTATCCAGTTGCATTAGAATCCTACACTCTCTCCACATCCGCAACTGGTTACTGCCAGTGGATTGTGTACCACAAGTCTAGCGCCAATAAGATCTTCGCTGTAGTCAATGGTGCATCCTTGAATGTACATGTAGCTCATTGAATCTGTGGCGAGCTTTACTGTGTTGTCGATGTCGATAAATTCGCAGTCTGTGATATCTGCAGTGTTTGCTACATCCCACTTGTACATAAATCCGCTGCATCCGCCACCTTGGACTCCGAATATCACTGCATCAACACCGTTGTTATCAGCAATGCTTTTAATTTTTTGTTTAGCTCGTTCTGTTATGGTTATGTTCATTAGAAATAAGGCAATCCTGTTTTTTTGGTAGTCTCGAGGTTGTCTTTGATTATATCCCCGATACTGCTACGGTCCTCAAAACTGAGAGCACATGCTTCGTCGTAGGTGACGCCCCCTCTCATGTGCCAGCATATTTTTAGCAAGTCTGACCGTATGCTCTTGATTTCTTTGTCGTAGTCCGTGATTATTTTTTCAATCCGATCAGGACTAGAAGTCAAGAGCCTGACCCGAAAAAATTTGAAACATCCAGTGTAAACGGTGTTTCGTACGACTGTGCGCAACTGCTACACTGTGCCGTAATAGGCTTGAGTGTGCTTTGCTCTTTTAGTTGCAGTATCTTGTCTCTCAGTGCACCGAATATGCTTCTGTCGCAGTTTTGTACAAACTCTTTGATGTGCGCAGGATCTGTCACAATCTCCTGTTCGGCTCGTATCATGCTTATACTGCCAGTGATAGCTGTCACGGTCATGTCACTGAGTTTTAGCAATGCACTGTTAATAAGGTCCATTTTTTCTTGTTCTGGCAGATCAGCGTCAGGCACTGCTTGCAAAATCTTTTGATCTTCAAACTGTTTGATAGCGTTTTCGTTTTGCTGTTTGTAGCTGAGTGGCTGAAAAAACACTTCAATATCGCCTGCTACCACGCTTTCCTGATATTCAGGCATGCGGATCTGTTCCATTACCACACGTAAATCAACACCAAAATTGTTTTCTTCTTCGCAGTGCGGACACTTGGTTTCCAGTTCCAGTTCATGGCCGTAGGTGGCAATTCTTATACCAACTAAGATAGCGTCGACATCTGCACTGGGCATGTGCCAAGGATCCACGATATTGGGCACACAGCTACGAATCACATTCACAACTGCTGAACCATTAAACAGAGCATCTGCTGTTCTATAGGTAATTTCGTCCATGGCTGTCATTGGATACACAGGCAGTTCGCCGTTTTCAGGCATGTTCAATGACCCTTCTGGGTAGTATTTTCCAGCACTGGGCAAACTGATGTAGATTGCAGGCTGTCTGAAAAATTTCTGTAGTGGATTGGGTTGTGTCATGGGTATACTTCCTGCCATAAATATTTGACTATTACTTATCGGCTGAAAAAATGGATGAATTAGAAAGACAGCGAGAACTACTTTTACAAACCATGGACGAATTTAATCGTGCTGGATTAAATTCAGCACGCACTATGGATGA